TTGGCGGCCATGCTGCCAGAGCCCGAGAAGATATCACAGCCTTCTCAAAGCACCGGCGGCCCGGCTTTTGATCCTGTGGAATACTGTCAGGCTCACAACCTACCAGTGCACCATACAAAGACATGGACCGATCCGAGCGGCACTAAATGTGAGGTCGCCGTATTGGAGCAATGCGTTTTCAACCCGGACCACCACCTGAGCGCGGTTATAATCGGGTGGCCTAACGGCGCGCGGTCCTATCGGTGCCGGCACAATAGCTGCCTAGGCAAAAAATGGAAGGACGCAAAGGCCATAATCGAGCCGGGCGCGGACTCATTTGACGGCATACCAACAATGGACCTTACACGAGCACGGGCGAATGTGATCGAAGCCGCGACTGGCGTGCACATTTTCAATGCAGTGGACGATCCAATCCAGAATGAAATTTCCGAGGAAGAGCTTGATGCTTATTCGCTACCAGCAGGCCCAAATTTCGAATGCAATTTGCCTAAGGAACACTTCATTCAAAGGTTCATGGCTTATGGATCGGATATATCGGATGCATACATAGAATATTGGTTCGCCGCTGGTCTCTTCGCCCTGGCAGTGATCGCAGACAAGAAAGTAAAAGTTGCATTGAAACAAGGCACCATTTACCCCAATTTATATATATCAATAAATGGTAAATCAAGCCTTGCGCGAAAATCAACTGTGGTTGACAAAGCAGAGGCCATGATTTGCCAGGTGAAGCCGGCCCTCTTGCCTGCGATGGTGCCCACTGAATTCAGCCCCGAGGCATTCACGGAGCACATGAGCGATTATAATCATGCTACGTGGGTCCGAGACGAAGCAGCGGGGGTGCTGTCCCTCATGAAAAAAGACTACATGAGGGGCTTCAAAGATTCGTTAATGCAGCTTTACGACTCCAAGCCCTTTTACCGAAAGCTGAGAACATCGCAGAGGAAGGGCGCTAAAACAGAATTCAGAGTAGATGATCCATATCTGAATTTGCTATGGGCAACGACTGATGCCAGTTTGGGCGCAAACACTGAACAGAACGACACGCTCTCTGGATTCATGGCCCGGTTTTTATTCTTCTTCCCCCAAGGAAATAAGACAAAGTGGTTGCCTCTGGAAGAAGGAACCGCGGCTAATAGCATCTTTGAAGGAGTGGTAAGGGATCAGCTAGCAGAAATCGCCGCACAAATGGAAGAGCTGCAGGAATGTCAGGCCATGCACTTCAGCCCGGAGGCGGCGGCGTATTATAATGAATGGCAGAGAGTCCGAGAGCAGGAGTGGACCGCGAGCAATGATGGGAATGCCATGCAAATCTATGCCCGGCTTGCCCCCACTGTGACGAAACTTGCGATGCTCTTTGAATTGGGAATGCCAGGGTTTGACCCCTCCAGGCAGATCAGGGTTGAATTCATCGAGGAAGCTTGCGACCTGGTGGACTCCTATTTCATGCCCACCGCCCGAGCTGTCTATGACCTTGTGGGCGCAAATGCAGAGAAGAACGTGATTGATCGTATAATCGCCTATCTGAAGAAGCACAACGGCAAAGCAACGAGAAGGGAGATTTTGAAGGACGTTAAAATCAAGAGCGGGGATTTTAATGATTACCTTTCCACAATGATAGAGAGTGGGATGGTCGAGTCCAAAACCGTTAAGCGCGGTGGTAAAGGGCGGGATTCTGTATATATATTTCTCTGCAACGTCTCCAACGTAGCCAACGTAGCCAAAGTCGCCAACGTCGCTAACGTCGAAGAAATTCATCCTGATGAT